GTGGCTGGCATCAGTATCTGCGTCTGCCCACCCTCATTCTTGATCTGCTGTGCGGCTTTCTCAGCCTCTGTCTGGCCCGTGTTGCTCTTGGGGTCATTGTCAGCAATGAATACATGGGTCTTGTCCTTAAAGTGACCAAAGAAAGTCTTGGACACCGGACTGAGGTTGTAGGCATCGAAAGCGATGATCACTGGCGATTGCATGTCTGTAAAAACAGACGCCGCCGTAGCGTATCCCTCGCAGTAATAAATTTTATCTGTGTCTGACATCTTGTCAGCGCCGATCATGTAGAAATGCCCGGACTTGTTTGTGTCCTTCTCGAAGCGCTTGTCGCCGTCGTCGTTAATGTACTGTAGGCCCACAATCCTCAAGCTGTCATTGAGTACCGGCACAATTAACCTGCCATCCGAATGCACCCTCAACCCGTGAGACTGAACTGCCTTCTTGGTTAAGTATGGATGATCTGTACATTCTTCAGCGGCGTCCCAGATCCTGTTGCTGTTAATGGCACACTGCTCCTGAGCTGCCATCTTCTCTTCTTCATACTTTCTCTTGGCCGCAGCTATCTGCTCCCGGTCCTCATCAGTAAGCTTACGGTGTACTTCATTATCTGGTTTCCAAGTAGCGATCGGATCGTCGTGACTGAGCCGGTAGTCGCCGCACCGACCGAATGGTATAGACTGATCAAACCAGACCTGATACCACCCGACCAGCTTGGCTCCACTGCCATCGGTTATGTAGGCTCGACCAATGCTGCCATCAGTAACCAGCCCCTTCTTGTCTACCTGTAATCCGTTGTTAGTTAAAAAATCCTCAAACTCTCTAATCAGTTCGCCGCGTGTCAGCGGCTTTGACATATCTTTTTCCTTGGGTAAATTAAGATCTAGTGACATCTATTCATTCCTTGTTTGCATCTCGTTTTAAATTCTTTTTGGAAAGATTTGCAAAGTATTACAAACTTCTATAAATTGCAAATCCATTAGAAAAAAAGAGGACAATTGATATGAGTTTGATTTCGAGCGATAAGGGTGGAGGTGACTTCCAACAGTTGCCGGTCGGTAACCACACTGGTATTTGTTATGCGGTAACAGACATAGGCACACAGCTAATTAGTTTTCCGGGTAGTGAGGATACCAAAAAAGAACAGCTCATTATCTTCTGGGAATTTCCTGAGTTAAAGATGGACGACGGTCGACTGATGTCCGGTTTTAAATTCTACAACAACAGTTTGCATGAGTTGGCAAAACTGCGTGGCGATCTGGAGAAGTGGCGCGGGCTACCATTCACCCCCGACGAGTTGAAGGGGTTCAATGTAGGCAAGCTAATTGGCGCGACTGCTATGTTGCAGGTCAAGGCGGGTACAACTGATCCTGCCAAAACCAAAGTTGATGGCGTGTTCCCCAGACCGGAAGGCACACCAGCGATTCAGGACACCGTCAACGACCATGTGTTGTTTGACTCAGATGTTTACCTCATGGAGTTCGGTGTGAAAGGTGAGTCGTGTGAGGACTCTAAGAACATGGCTGACATGTTGGAAAGTATGCCGCCGATTGCTCGAAAGAAATACTTCGAGTCGATCGAATTTAAAACGCACGTTCCTGAAGAGACTCGGCAGCTCCTAATGGGAGGCGGACCGGAACCGTCCTTTACTCCACCGGTTTCTAGTTCAGTGGGTGGGCTGTCTGCTATGGCAAGTGAGCAGAACCAAACACCACCACCATCGAGCGACGTACCGTTCTAAGGTCTACGAGCGGGTGGCAGAATGCTTGACCTATCCTTGGGTTTGACATTGCATCTCTCGAAACTGCCCCCGCTCATCTTTAAAGGAGCAACATGAAAGACGACGTCAACAGTCCTTCCCATTACAAGACGGGAGACATTGAGTGCATTGATGCAATGATCAGTGCATTTGGCCGCAAGCGTGTGGAGGAGTATGCTGAAATTGCAGCGTTCAAATACTTGTGGCGGCAAGGTAAAAAAGATGATCAGAATCAGGATAAGCTCAAAGCCATTTGGTACACGAGGTTCTCGATGGGAGATGATCCCAGAGAATCTTGATGGAGGCGGAGTCAATGGTCGGGGGAGTGGTGACGTCCGACTTTCCTTCTACCCTAACGATCTGGGTGGCTAAAGAAAGGACGCAATGAAGCGTTTGTCCGCCGGGGTGCTAATGCCTTTTCATCGAACCAATTGCGTCATTCACCACATTAACTAACAAGGAGATAGACATGGATTTTAAGATAGGCACATACAAAGGTTTGAGTTATGAAGAGTACGCCGCAATACCTGCGTACCGATCGCACGATCTGATGGCCGCAGATCGCTGTGTGTTCAGTTGGAAAAACGAACTGCCCATGAAAGAGTCTCCCGCATTAATTGAAGGCCGGTTACAGCACACTGTCTTTCTAGAATTCGATAAGTTTGACGAGGAGTTTGTGATAGAACCAAACGTCGATCGTCGCACTAAGGTGGGCAAAGAAGAGTACGAGGATTTTAAAAAATCTTTGAACGGGCGCAGTCCTGTTAAGCAGGACATGTACGATGTGTGCATGGAGCGTCGTGAGATAGTCAAGGGTTTTATACCGGATCCAGAAGATCACGTTGAGTGGACTGTTTGTTTTATGTGGCATGGCCAGCAGTTCAAGTGTCGACTCGATTGGTACTGCACTGCCTTCCAGTTTGTCTGGGATCTTAAAACCTGTAGGGATGCATCGCCGCGTGGATTCAAGTCTGCCGTGAACAACTTCAAATACTTTCAGCAAGCTGCCTTGTATGTGGACGCCATGGAATCTTCTGGGATCCCATGCAACGGGTTTAAGTTCTTGGCGCAAGAGAAAGCTCACCCATATCCCTACGCCGTGTATCAGCTCAGCGATGAAGCGCTGGAGTATGGCAGGGCAAAGAACGAAAAGGCTTTGAAGAATATTCTGGATTGCAAGGCGTCGGATGAATACTTACCATTTGGTTTGGAGGGCGTACAACTGATTGGGTTGAACGATTTATATTGATAAGGTGGGGCTAGATGAAAGTTTTGCCTGTAAAAAAAGAAGAATGCGCCGAGTGGTTTTTGCAAAAACATTATGCGAAAAGATTGCCGCCTGTCTCTTTTGCCTTTGGTCTTTATTTTAAGGATGTCTTGTCTGGAGTTTGTAGTTTTGGCAAACCAATGTCTCACACATTGGTAAAGGGAGCTTTCAAAGGCATGTATCAAGATTGTTTTTTGGAGTTAAATAGATTAGTTGTGAATGATGGATTACCAGAAAACACGCTTTCTTTTTTTGTATCTCAATGCCTCAAACAACTAACCAAGCCTCATGTGGTAGTGAGTTATGCAGACACTTCTCAGAATCATCATGGATATATCTACCAAGCTACTAATTGGATCTATACTGGACTAAGCGCCAAGCGTCCCGATTATAAAATAAAGGGACTAGAGCATTTGCACAGCGCAACGGTTGCCGATAGAGCTGGGAGAAATGACAGGGCTGGCGCTGAAAGACGAGATAAAAGTGCAAAAAAAATAGATTTTCTTCGACATCTGTACGGTGACGATCTTTACTTAGAGGAGCGACCAAGAAAACACAGATACTTTTATCTTTTGGGTACGAAAACAGAAAAGAAAGTAATGATGAATAATCTATCTTACGAAATTTTTCCTTATCCAAAAGGCGAAAATAAAAGATACGACTCTTCGTACAAGCCTTCTATTCAAGGGTTACTGTTTAATTAAATACAGTAGGCGGTTATTTGGAATATTTTTTATTTGGACTGACATACGTTGTATATCAGCAGTTTGGTTTTATGTGTGCATTTTTGTTTTTCGGATCGTTAGTGGCATTCCAGCTTTATGTGTTGAGCGTTATGTGGGACGAACCCATTAATCGGGATCGCTAACCCACACCGCATACATTAAGTCCTCGGTGTCCCAGAAGATCGCTGTCTTTCTCCCATTCTCCTCGAAGTAGCTGCTGACAATCTTGGCGTCGAAATATTCTTTGTTAGTCCAGTGCAGGGATCCGCTTTCTCCAAGATCGCTGTTAGTCGTCTCGACTTGTTCGTAGCGCTTTAGCTTACCTGAGTCCATGTCCAGAACCATGTTACCGTCTTCGACGGTCTGACAGATCATGTTGTCAATGTCCTGATGATCCATGTTGATGGTTAAAGTAAAATCTTTCATGCTGCTCAAAACCCCTTAATAAATTGTTTGTCGATTCGTCGTTGCTTAGTCTTGCGAATTTTCTTGTTTGCCTTCTCTTCCTTGCGGGAAAGCGAATGCACGTTGTGTCGAACTTCTTTCATTTAAATGTTACCTACGCTTCGGTGGTAAGCAGTCTCGGCAGCGCTGACATATCCTTCCCAGTGTGCCTTAACTCTTTCTTCAGTAGACCCAGCGTCGATTCTGTGGTCGCCGGTGGATGAGTTTGTGAACTCGATAAAATCTCCACGTTGAGTAGCGTAAAGGGTGATTCCGTTTTCTAACTGGTGTGAATACATCATGCTCTTTTTTCCTGTGCTGTTCGATAAGTCATTATTATAGTCTAATTCCGTGTCCATGTGCAACTCTTTGTAAACAGAAAGATAGCCCGTTTCTGACCACTGGTGGGCTAAGCCAGCTCCGAAGGGTGAGCTACCCTTTGGTCATTTAACTCGATTGATTTGAACGCCGGAACCATTCTCTGGGTGGTCGTATCGAAACGAATCCCAGTCGACATCCTTGTTAGCTCGTTTTGCCCACTGCTTGGCAGAAGTCTTCAAGTCGTTAGGCTTGCGCTTGATGGTGTTGCCGTCTTCAACACGATCGGGTACATGGAAACCCTGACCAACTTCAACGTCGGCCCATGGGTAAATGGATTTGCCCGGATGGGAGGTGTAAGGTTTGTCAACCGCTGCTTCAATCTTAAAATTCATAGTCATTCCTTTTGTTAGTTTGTGTTAGTTATCCAAGACCCCGTGGTTTCGGCTGGGAACTACCCAGCCTCATCAGTTGGAATTAATTAAGGTAAATAGACATCCCGATTGCGGATTGAGTAGAGGCATCAAAACCTTGCATACCCCACTCCCTGATGCAGTCAAGGGCAAACTCTCTAGGAGTCTGATCTGTCTCTTGCAGATCTTCCATGTACGCTTTGACTGTGTCCATGTCTATGTCAGCGGTGAACTTAATTGCTACTTTCATATCTATCTCCCGATTAAAACTTTGGCTCAAGCATTGGTGGGGTATCGTCAAAGGAAAACTCTTGCACTGTCTTTCCGCCCGGACCAGAAACTTCTTTAGCAGTGATCTTGAAATCTTTTCCAGAAATATCTGCGATTGTGCGAATTGCGTGAAACATTCCTGTCTCTTGCTGTTGAGCAGCAGAGCCGCGCACGTTTGCACCACCAAGCTTTTGATCCCAGTTAATCTGTTTGAGCAACTCGGTAACCAGCTTCTCAACGCTGACCATCTCACGATTCTCTTTGATCAGCATGTCTCTCTCTGCTTTTATCTCTACAATTTTTTCTACGAGATCCATCATCTTTTTCCTTGGTTTTGTTTAAAGAACGAAAGTATTGTACAACAGTTCCGTGTCCATGTGCAACACTTTATACAACATTATATTTATTTTTTTAAACACAAAAGCATGGTCGTTAATACCACTGGTAACAATAACATGGCTGTAGGTCGTAAAACCAAAGCCTGTGTTGTTATGACGACTGACTACAATAACACTGCTGTAGGCCAACTGTTGCGTTACCACTGGTCAAGATAACACTGCAATAGGTTGCAATCGGTCACAGTGCTTTAGATGCAAACACAACAGGAAACAATAACAAGGCGATGGGTTTTTAAGAGTGCAAATACAACGGGAGCTTCTAACACGGCGATGGGTTTCAAGATTGCAAATACAACAGGAGATAATAATAAGGCTGTGGGTTGCAGTTGGTTACAGTGCTTTAGAAGCAAGCACAACAGGTAACAATAACATCGCTATGGGAAGTTTTTTAAAATTTTAATGCCCTGAAAGCCGCATTCCACAAAGGTTTCTAATCTACTAATACAACCAAAAACAATAACACGGCTATGGGTAGCAATTGGTTACAGTGCTTTAGACGCTAACACAACAGGAAACAATAACAAGGCTGTGGGTTTCTGTTTATGCAAATACAACTGGAGACAACAATAAGGCTGTGGGTTTCTGTTTATGCAAATACAACTGGAGACAACAATAAGGCTGTGGGTTTCTGCTTATGCAAATACAACTGGAACAAATAATAACGAGATAGGTTTTTAGAAATGCAAACACAACAGGAGATGATAATAAGGCTATGGGTTTTTAAAAATGCAAATACAACTGGAAACAATAATAAGGCTGTGGGTCACGCCAATGTTTTTATCCTCGACTTGTCATGCAGCCAAAAAACCAACAGGTATCGATCGCCTTGTTCAACAGGTAATCCACGGTGGGTGTTAGTGAAGGATGGGAAGATCAGCCCGTGTCCGGTGGGTAAAGGTTTGAGTACGCCGTAGTCATAGAACTCAGTGCCGCCACCTTTGTATGAGCCAGTGTTGAGTGGAACCAC